TATCCTGCAACCAGATCTAGCAGGCATCTTCCTCGGCAACAGCCCGCTAGATGCAGCATTCGATCATAAGTTCGCCTTTTACTGGCGCAGCGGCACCACCGCTGGCACGTCAAGGATTAAAGCAGCTGATCTGCGCTATGGCACTCGCGGCACATTATCCTCAGGCGATCCTGAATCCAATGATGACATATTCTATGCGCCGGTCGTCAAAGATCTGGCGAATCTGCCATTCTGCATGGCGTACGCACCAACATCTAATGCTCAATTTGGAGCGTTCTCGCCGGTATTCAATGCAACCGATTATCGCGTACCGTGGAAACTTGTACCAATACCAAACATTCCAGATGCAGACGCTGATCCCCGATCACAGCTGACGTTAGAGCGTATCAAGATCGCCGGGCAGTATGGTATCCCATTTAGCAGAGAAAACCGCATCGCAATCCGCAACAAAGGCCAGGCAGGCATCGGCCGTGCATACAGCCGCCGCATGGTTGTCACCACAATCGACGGATTCAACGCTACATCTCAAACTGCTATCGAAGATGTAGCGATTGGCGTTGGCTCAACTTGTGTATTCACCATCCATGAGGGTTCTCTGCCGCCAGATTTATACCAAGGAGACGCAACAGATGCAGCTGATAGCGTACAAGTTGGCGATATCAATGGCGAGTTAGAAAGCCAGCGGTACGCTGCTGATGCTATCCTCCAGATTGGAGAGACAATCCAGATCGGCCATACGCTATGGATTGTCTACAGTAGATCATTGCCAGTATGGCAACCAGGGCAGCGACAGAGCATCTCTTTGCGCTGCATCGAAATACTTGATAGCTCTTCTTCACAGAGCAGGAGGATCGGCGGGGTTGGAGTCAAGCTCCTTGAATCTGGCATCCTATCCGATGGTTCGATTACTCAATTCCCTGCCACTGACGAAGGCGCATACGCAATCGTGCCGACAACATATTATCCATTGATGCGGACACAGATTGCGACGATACGAAATACAAAGCCGTGCGATGTGACAGAGATCGGGATACGCAGTCAGGTATGGAATCGCGCCTCTGGATTGTGTAACTTCCAATCGCTGCCAACACCAACCGCATTCCGAGACAATGAGATTAACAGAGTCGCAATCACTAGCGGCACGATAACGCAATACTTTAAGCGGACATCTGTATTCGCCTTACAGCTAAGGCCTGCAGGCAATGACCCAAACGGCAATCCTTACGCATGGGTTGGAATCGGGATCAATCTATGCGTCACAGGCGATCAGCCTACAGATCTCTATAACTACATCAAGATCGAGCACCCAGAAAGGAGGCAATATGAGTTTAGGCTTGTCCCCCGCACTGGAGCAGACGTGATCCGCAACCTCGGCGCGTCTACGCAGCTGTTACGCCTTGATGCAAGGATTGGCTATGATACATATCTCCGCAACATAGCGACACCAAGCTATGGCATGTTCAAGCTCATCACAGCTGGTGATATTGTAACCGTCCAAGATGTGCGCAGGAATCCCGAGTTTGAAGCGATAGGGCGAACATTCGAGAATAATTCACAGCTCTCAGATGTAAGTCATTACAACGGGTCTGTGCAGAAAAGCAATGAAAGCCAACCCGAGCACGCTATTAGCTACGTCAATGAAATCACCATAAATGCCAGCAATCCGCAGTACACCAATATGGTGACAGCAGGATTAGCAATCAAGGCATCACGCACTTACACCAGTATTGATCAGATTAGGGTATGGAAAGACAATGGCATTCCAGTTCAGCGTTTCCATCCAGATGACGGCGGCACGATAGGCCCTAGCAATTTGCTGACAGATCTTGTCTACTATCTTTTGACAGATCGCGTTGCAGGCACTGGTGCATCGGTGTCAGCGGCATTAATCAAGACTAGCGACTTTGCGAATACGGCACGATTCCTTCGCACTAATAAACTATTCTTCGATGGTGCAATCGTTGATTCAGTCAACATCCGTGAGTTTATCACTTCGATCGCGCCATTCTTCCTTTGCAACTTCGTCATCTCAGATGGACTGCTAAGCCTTGTGCCAGCAGTGCCAACAACTAGCAGCGGCGGCATCAGTACAGCAGCAGTGCCGATTAGTGCAATGTTCACGCAAGGCAATATTATCGAAGATACCTTCAGAGTCGAATACATCAACTCTGAGGAACGAAACAACATACAGGCAGTGTTGCGCTATCGTGAAGGTGTCAAAAACCAGCTGCCGCAAGAGCGCACGGTAACAGTGCGGTGGAATAATACAACATCTACAAGCGACAAGATAGAAACCTTTGATCTAACGCAATACTGCACAAGCCGCGATCATGCCATTCTGGTTGGTAGGTTCCTGTTATCAGTAAGACGCCGAATCACCCATACCGTTACCCTAAAAACCACACCGCAAGGACTCTCGCTGTCGCCTGGTGATTACATCCGCGTCATCACAACAGCCAGCCCATATAGCGGAGCAAACAATGGCATTGTGACAGATACAGGTGTTGTAGTTTCGGCTACACCATTAGCCAATGGCACTTACACAGTCAACACCTACAAGTCTGGTGATAATGATGTCGTGACGCAATCGATGGTTGTATCAAATGGCGTGACAACCAGTACCAACACCTTTAACACTGTCTTCACTGTTGTTACCGCTTCAACGTCGAGCAACGTTTATCTAGTTGAACAGCTATCGTTGGATGCAGAGGGTATGGTCGAGATTGTTGCCAGCGAGTTCCCATGCACTACGTCACTGGTGAGCCAGATCGCATTAGATCTGACCACTGCTGGATCATTCATCGTTGAGGGTTAACCGCTATGCCATTTCCTAACATCAAGCCATCAGGACGCGCATTTATGCCCGGCGACTACCCAGTCAAAACATTTAGGGCGCAATCGGGCAAGGAATCGCGCATCCTTTACGGCAGCCAGCGTTCTGGTGGGGAACTGCAACTGACGTTTGAGAACATCACTAACGCGGACGCCAACAGCTTTATCACCCACTACGACGAAACCCAAGGCACCTATGGCACCTTCACGCTTCCGGTCAGCATTTACGCCGGATCATCGCAGGCATACTTCAACGCTGGCACCGGCACTGCATGGCGATATGCTGAGCAGCCTACAATCACAAGCGTTTACACCGATCGCAGTAGCGTTACCGTAAGGCTGGTGGCCGTTCTCTAGACTGACCGTAACTAGCTCTGTTTGTAGCGATGCCGTTTTACACAGGCCGCACCGGTTCACTGGCCGTTGTAACCGGCGGCACGCCAAAACCCGTTGCCAAGATCCGTGATTGGTCGCTTGATACCTCCGTCGAGCTGATCAGCACTAACTCTGTTGATAGCGTAGTTGACACCTTCACACCTGGCGTCAAGCGTGCTACTGGTAGCGCCACGCTGATTTACTACCGGTTAGAGGGGACCGAAAGCTCTACGTTTGAGCAGTTCACCGCAATCCTAGGCAAAGTGCATAAAGGAGGTGCAATCACTGAATCGGACATCGTGAGGCTAGAGCTTAACGTAGGAGGCGGAACTAGTGATGACATTGTGCTAAACGCTTACATCACAAGTGCGCAGGTTGGATCATCTACCGGTGAGCTTAGTGTCATCCCGGTTCAATTCACAATGCAAGGTGATTTCCTGGATACGGTTAGCGCATAATGTCTGTATTTCTTGGCAACACTGGCAATATCAGGCTGAGGCGTGCTGCATCATCTGGTAGCGGGTCATTTACTGATCAGATTCGCCCAGATGATGTAATCACCGGCATCAATCGGATTGGCCTTGATCGCGCTTATGGCACGCTAGTTACTGGTGATAGCATCGAGATCAGCACATTAGATCCTCGCGGTCTGGTGTGCTTTGCTGCATCAAACTGGATCAACAATGCAGTGCAGGAGAGCATTTCAGGATTCGTCAACGTGAATGCTGCGGGCGGATTACGGTTCTTTCCGTCCTTTGCAGATGCTGTCAACAATAACCGCAGTGCCGAATATGACGTTGCAGCGTTTGCTGGCGATCCGATAGAGGTAATTGTTTCCAC